CGTAGTTGACTATCTTGTAGTCGCTGGAGGCGGTGGTGGTGGCGGTGGCGCTAATAATTCAGATAACACTGCTGCTGGTGGTGGCGCTGGTGGTTTTAGGGAATCTAAATCGCCTGTCGCTGGAACATACACAGCAAGTCCTTTGGCAGCAACAACAGGTATCACAGTTACAGCGACAACATTTCCTATTTCAGTAGGCGCTGGTGGCGCTGCTCAACCATCTAATAACTCACTAGGGAATGATGGTTCTAATTCAGTATTCTCAACTATAACATCTGCAGGTGGAGGTGGAGGTGGCGCTGGAAACGTAGGAACTAGAACTGGTAGAGCTGGAGGTTCTGGAGGCGGTGGTGCTGGAGGAACTCCATCACCAGGAGCTACTGGTGGTGCAGGAAATACACCTCCTGTAAGTCCACCTCAAGGTAGTAATGGTGGGGACTATTCAAATACATCACCCGATCACGCTTCAGCAGGTGGTGGTGGTGCTACAGCAGATGGTTTTGATAAACCAGGAGGAATATGTGGTTTATCAGGAGGACCTGGTGGATCAGGTGCGACTACTGCTATCAATGGTACTTCAACAGGATTTGCTGGAGGCGGTGGAGGTGGTGCAGGAGTTTGTGGTTGTGCCTCAAACAATACTCAGTTTCCAAATGGTAGATCACCTGCCCCAGGAACAGGACAGGCTGATACATTAGGTTTTGGTGGTGCTTCAGGTGGAAGATCAAGGAGTTTTGGTGGAGGAGACGGTACTGCTAATAAAGGCGGTGGCGGCGGAGGCGGCGGTGGTAGTCACCCAGGTTCTCCAAACGCAGCTTACTATAAAGGCGGTGCTGGTGGAAAAGGTATTGTAATCTTACGATACAAATTCCAGTAGTTTTAAAACTGTTATATATATTATTGTGAAAAAGAGGAATATAAAATGAATCTGGCAAACTATTATTATTATTTTCAATCTGCGTTACCACCTAAATTATGTGATGATATAATTAGATATGGTAAGTCTCATAAAGCAGATATGGCCATCACAGGTGGTGCTGATAGAGACGATGGTTCAAGTCGAAAAGCTGATGGTAGTCTAAAAAAATCAGTAATCAACAACATACAAAAGAAAAGAAAGTCCGATATTGTTTGGTTAAACGATAGATGGATTTATAAAGAAATACACCCCTACATACATAAAGCAAATAAAGCAGCTGGTTGGAATTTTCAATGGGACTGGTCAGAGTCTTGTCAATTTACGAAGTACGGTGTTGGTCAATATTATGGTTGGCATACTGATAGTTGGATTAGACCATATAAAAGAAAACAAAATGAAAATGGCACTTGGCCAGAGGATCATGGTAAGATAAGAAAATTATCTGTCACTGTTTCTTTAAATGACCCATCTGAATATGATGGTGGAAATTTAGAGTTTGATTTTAGACAAGACCACGACTTTGAAAGAAATAGAGGAAAAAATATTAGAGAGTGTACAGAAATTAGACCAAGAGGAAGTATCATAATATTTCCAAGTTTTGTGTGGCATAGAGTAAATCCTGTAACTAGAGGAACAAGGTATTCATTAGTGATGTGGAATTTAGGATGGCCTTTTAAATAATGTATATATATGTGAAATGGAGTAAAAAATGGCAGTAACAACTAATAAAGAAATAATGAATACACAGTGGTATTTTCAAACACCTGTTTATTCTATAATGAAAACAGAGTGGTTAAAACCAGCAATTAAAGCAACAGATAAATTTATAGCTGAGGCGTATAAAAGAGAGGCGCCTAAACTAAAAGAAAGAAAAAAGATTTTAGGTAATAAAGATTATTTAAAAGTAAAAGATCATGGTATGAGTTACCACTCAACACCTTTAAATGGTGACCCTGGTTTAAAAGAATTGGAACAATATGTTGGTAATACTTCACTTAACTTAATGGACGAGTGGGGTTATGATATGGAAAAATATACTATGTTCTTCACAGAGTTTTGGGTACAAGAATTTTCTAAAAATGGTGGTGGTCATCACAGTACACACGTTCATTGGGATAATCATATATCTGGTTTTTACTTTTTAAAGTGTTCAGATAAAACATCTTTTCCTGTCATGCATGACCCAAGAGCAGGTGCAATGATGACTAAATTACCACAAAAAGACCCAAATAAAATTACACCAATGATAGATAAAATACATTATAAACCTAAACCTGGTATGTTAGTGTTTTTTCCTGCGTATGTACCACATGAATTTGCTGTTGATGATGGTGTTGATGATTTTAGATTTATACATTTTAATTTACAAGCAGTTAGAAGTGATATTGTAAATACAGCGAAAGGAATGAAATAATGTCAAAAGCTAGATTTAAAAAAAATCATTTTCTAGTAATTAAAGAGGCGATTGATCCTAAAGTTGCTAATTTTGTTTATAATTATTTTTTGATGAAAAGACAAGTTACAAAAACTTTTTTAGATTTTAAGTATATTAATCCGTATACAGAAGATCATGGCACTTGGGCAGATGAACAAATACCAAAAACTTATTCTCATTATTCTGACATTGCAATGGAAACTTTATTACTTGCTGTTCAACCTAAAATGGAAAAACTTACGGGTCTAAAATTAAATCCCACTTACTCTTATGCTCGTATCTATAAAATGGGTGACGTGTTACATAGACATAAAGATAGATTTAGTTGTGAGATTTCAACAACAATGAATCTAGGTGGTGATGAATGGCCAATCTATTTAGAGGCAAAGAAAAATGTAGGATTACCAGAAAATGGTTTTCCAGTTAAAACAGATAATAAAGGTACAAAAGTGGTATTGAAACCAGGCGATATGCTAGTTTACAAAGGTATGATACTTGAACATTGGCGTGAAGCATTTATTGGAAAAGATTGTGCTCAAGTATTTTTACATTATAACGATGCGCTTTCACCTGGCGCAGATGATAATATATTTGACCGAAGACCACACTTAGGTTTACCTAATTGGTTTCAAGGTAAAAAAATAAACTCATAAATATTAATATGAGTAAATTAGAAGAAAAGGTCAATGAAATTTTAGGTATTGATAAAAAAGAACCTAGTAAAGAAATTGTTAAACAAGAATTTAAACCAGCAGTTCCTCGTAGAGAAGACGATAAAAAAGAAGACGTTGATAATGACTACAAATATAGTAGAGAAAATTATTATAATCTAATTGAAAGAGGACAAGAAGCGATTGATGGTATACTTGATATTGCTAGAGAGGGTCAACACCCTAGAGCCTATGAGGTCGCAGGACAATTAATTGGTCAAGTCGCTGGTACAGTTGATAAGTTACAAGACTTACAAAAGAAACTAAAAGATTTAAAAGAGTTGCCTAAAACTGCTAACGCAAATATTAAAAATGCGTTATTTGTAGGATCAACAGCAGAATTACAAAAAATGTTAAACAAAAAAACTGTTGAAACAAATACCGAACGTAAAAAAGAAAATGAAAACTTTGAAGGCAAAAATATCACACCCGAGAAAACAGATACTAAAAATTAGCGATTTAACTTACAATCAACATTATCATAAGTATAATGTTAAGTTGGATCAAGGTGTAGATAAAATAACTGACATTATGGATCAACCTATTGAGGTATTTAAACATAAAAAAAGTTATGTAAATAGGTTCGGTGCATTAGGGGCAGAATATTTAGAAAAAAAATATAGTGTTCATAAGGGCGGTCAAAGAGTTACAAAAGCAGTTCAACTAGGTTATACTCACATAGAGGCAATAGTGTATGAATAATGATGCATATCTAGGTAACCCTAATTTAAAGAAAGTAAACACACCAGTTGAGTTTGGTGAGTATGAAGTAAAAGAGTTTCAAAAGTGTGCAAGTGATCCTCTTTATTTTATGGAAAATTATGTTCGTATTGTCTCACTTGACGAAGGTCTCATACCTTTTAAGATGTACCCTTTTCAAAAAAAGATAGTAGAGACAATACACGATAATAGATTTACCATTTGTAAGTTACCTAGACAATCAGGTAAATCAACAACAACAATCTCATATCTTTTACACTTCGCTCTATTTAATCCTAATTCTAACATAGCGATACTAGCAAACAAATCATCTACGGCGAGAGACATACTTGGTCGTTTACAACTCGCTTATGAAAACTTACCTAAATGGTTACAACAAGGTATTATTAATTGGAACAAAGGTAACATTGAGTTAGAAAACAAATCAACCATTGTCGCAGCGGCAACTTCTTCATCTGCAATTCGAGGTGGTTCTTACAATATAATATTTTTAGATGAGTTTGCTTTCGTACCAGCGAATATATCAGATATGTTTTTTAGTTCAGTTTATCCTACAATATCATCTGGTACAAAAACAAAATTAATCATAGTATCTACACCACATGGTATGAACCAGTTTTATAAAATATGGACAGATGCGACTAATAAGAAAAATGATTATGTGCCTATTGAAGTACATTGGTCAGAGGTACCTGGTAGAGATCAAAAGTGGAAAGAAGATACAATAAGAAATACTAGTGAAGAACAGTTTGCGCAAGAGTTTGAGTGTGAGTTTTTAGGTAGTGTAGATACACTTATCTCACCAGCGATCCTCCTTTCCTCTTCTCTCTTC